GTATTAGAAGTGTTTGGCCTGCCCGGAAATAGATTCGTCTACAAGCCCTATGATAGTTTTATGACGTTTACATTTAAATCAAAAAAAGACGCAGACTTATGTCGCATACTATTAAGTGAGCGATTATGATAAAAATAGGCATTGTTGGATTAGGATTCGTAGGTGAGGCTATACGCTATGCCTACGAAACTTTGTTTACCACTGTAGTAGTTGTAGATGCAGATCCAACGAAATCTACAGGCACTTATGCTGATTTACTAGACTGTGATGCTGTGTTTGTATGTGTTCCTAGTCCAAGTAAAGATTCAGGAGAATGTGATACAGGCATTTTAAATAGTGTGCTGTATATGCTACGTGATTATAAAAACGTAATTATTAGTAAGACCACTGCACCACCTCAGTTTTATGAGAAGATGCAGACTGTCTATCCTAATCTTGTACATATACCAGAATTTTTAACAGCCGCTAACGCTAGAGAAGATTATCTCAAAGAAGAAAATGCTATCATCGGTGGTAAGATTGCTGCCTATAGAAACGAAGCAGAACGGATCATTAAACTGGCACAACCTATAAAGGTAGCAGAACATTGTCCAATCGGAGAAGCTGCCTTTGTCAAATATACAACTAATGCATATCTAGCAACCAAAGTTGTGTTTATGAATGAAATGAGTGAACTAGCAGTAGCACACGGATACCATTGGGACACTATCAGAGTGTTGCTAGCAGAAGATAACCGCATTGGTTTAAGTCATATGCAAGTGCCTGGACCAGACGGATACTATGGATTTGGGGGCGGGTGTTTTCCAAAAGATACAAATGCGTTGGTAAAATACGCAGCCAAACTAGGCGTACAATTGAGCGTATTGAAGTCCGCAATTAAGAAAAATGTTCTATTAAGGTTGCAAAAACCTAAATAATCTAGTACAATGTACAACAGTCATCCACGACAATAACTCGGAGAATAATTTGACAAATAAAAATGAAACAGGCCTGGATGCAATGGCCGGCGACGGTGGCTACAAAGAAGCATACTTAGGCGATCACATTCGCTTTAAGATGAAACGTGAGGGCAAACGTTTCTGGGCAGGCGACAACATTAGCGATTATCTATACGAAGGCGATATAGAACGACTAATTGATGAAGCAACTCCAGCATTTGAAAAGGTGCTAGACAGTTTGCTGATTGATCGTGAAACCGATCCTAATAGTAAAGGTACAGCAAGACGACTTGCTAAAATGTATTTTAATGAAATAATGGCAGGAAGATATGAACCAGCACCAGACGCAACAGCATTTCCCAACGACTCGGCGGACCGTTATGAAGGTATGTTGGTTGTTCGCAGTGAGTTGCGCAGTATGTGCAGTCATCATCACCAACCCGTTAATGGCGTTGCTTATATTGGTCTTATTGCTGCCGAGAAACTCATCGGCCTCAGCAAGTACACACGCATCGCACAGTGGTGTGCAAGACGTGGCACTCTCCAGGAGGAACTTTGTAACGACATTGCTAGGGAGATCGAAAAAGCAACTGGCGCAAAAGACTTAGGTGTCTATATTCAAGCAACTCATGGATGCTGTGAGAATCGTGGCATTATGGCACACTCTAGTCTAACACAGACTACTGTACTTAAAGGTGCTTTTAAAGACGACGGCAATACAAAGAAAGAATTCTTTGACAACATCAAACTTCAACAAGAGTTTGCTCCACGATGAAATACATTACTAACAAGTTCGAAAGTATTCGCTTGCCAGTGGAGGCAGGCTTGTTAGAGTGGTTACAGGAACACTATCCTGCCTCAAAATATTATATTAAGGAAATTTAATATGGCAACACGTAAAAAGAAAGATCCAGGCACTTTATCAGGTCTACCAAAAGACTATCCGTATGTTACTATTGGTAGCCATTTAACTGTAACAGAATACGAAGACGGTCGTACAGAACTCAAATGGGACGACGAAGCACTGCTTAGAGATGTTCGTGAAGCATGTGCTAATGTAGAAATTACAGATGCTAAACCAAAACGTGCAAAGAAAACAAAGGAATAACTATGTCTGTTTATGTAATCAAACCCTTGCATAAGAAAAGCATTGTCTATCATGTAGAAATGTATCGTAATAATCCAGACGGTAGTGTCGGTTGGTTTAATATTGACGAAACATATCGTTGGGGGCAGGGCTTTGTAGAAGGCGACCTAGACTGCAACCTTCCCTGGGAGGGCGACCATGTTGCCTATGCCAGAGCAGATGTAGGCTGGGGTTGCGAATTTGATGATAGTTGTAGCATCGAATTTGAATTCAGTGACGACATTGATGAAGAAGAACGGCAAGCAATTCGAGAAGCCTATTACGAAGGCGGCGCAGGCTGGCTGTTCGATGGTGAGCATGAATGGCTGGAAGAAGACACTGCGGTACATGTCATTGCACCATACCAAGTAGACTTATGCGACGAAGATGGTACAGTCATTGAAGAAAATATTAAACTTAAATCCAGGCCCGAACCAAGTGTCAGCTGGCCTTTTAGTAAAGAATTTCCCGAGGAAGAATAATGAAATGGTTTAAAAAAATATTGTGGCGTTGGACTTATCAAGGTCGTGAGTTAGAGGAAGACATTAATGTAGTACCCGGCAGTAGACTGATTAGTAGAAGCGAAGAAGCATTGTGCGGTGATGACCCTGTACTAAACTTCAAAGTATATTCAGCAGTAGGTGGTAAGGTTGTAGAGTTTAGACGCTATGATCGTAAGAGTGATCGAAATGATACAACTACCTATATTATTACCAACGATCAAGATTTTGGTGAACGTATTGCCAAAATTGCCATGATAGAAAATTTGAAGTTATGACAGCACAAGAACCTGCACAGGGTGTTCTACTAGTAAACTCTTGGGGAACATCTAAGATGTATAAAGTTGTCTGCGAGTGCGGCAGCGATGATTGTACACATACCGTTGACATAGAAGCAGAAGACACCGGAGTTACTGTAACTATCTACACTACAACTAGAACCAACTTTTGGTCAAAAACACGCTGGTATCACATGTGGACATTGCTGACTAAGGGATATATTGACTTTGACACTTCCATTGTTATGAATAAACAGGTTGCTCTTAACTATGCTAATGTGTTACAATCAGCAGTCAAAGATGTTGAGGAATTGAAAAATGAAAGAAAAAATTGACGAAGTAATGAATATCCTCAGTGAAGAATGTGCTGAGGTTATACAGGCAGTAAGTAAAATTAATCGATTTGGCATGGACAATTATAAGCCTGGCAAACCTAAAACTAATAGAGAGCATCTTGAAGAAGAACTTGGCGACCTAATGGCTATGATTGATATTCTACAAGAAATGGATGTTGTTAGTTATACTAACATTGAAAAATCTGCCGAAGCAAAACACGAAAAATTAAAAAAGTGGTCAAACATTTATGAGTAAAATTAAAATTGCAGAGTTGTTCTACTCTATACAGGGGGAAGGCAGATATATGGGAGTGCCTAGTGTATTCCTTAGAACGTTTGGTTGTAACTTTAAGTGTGCAGGCTTTGGCATGCCTAGAGGACAACTAAGCACAGAAGTAGATGCAATCGCGCAAATCGTAGATAAATTTAACAAATATGAAGAACTACCTCTCGTCACTACTGGTTGCGATAGTTACGCAAGTTGGGATCCAAGGTTCAAGGATCTTAGTCCTATGCTTACTAGTGATGCTATTGCTGAGCGTATAATGGAAATTCTTCCGTTCAACGAATGGCGTGATGAGCATCTTGTTATTACAGGTGGGGAGCCGTTGTTAGGCTGGCAACGTGCTTATCCAGACTTACTAAGTCATCCTAGCATGGGTAGACTTAAAGAAATTACTTTTGAAACAAATGGCACTCAGAAACTAACTCCTGAGTTTAAGTTGTTCTTAAAGCAGTGGGCACAGAATCCTCCATTTACTAGTCGAGAAGTTACATTCTCAGTAAGTGCTAAACTACCATGCAGTGGTGAGAAGTGGGAGGAAGCAATTCTTCCAGAAGTAGTTTGTGAGTATGAAGAAGTTGGTACAGCGTATCTAAAGTTTGTTATTGCTACAGAACAAGACTTTGCTGATGCCGAGTGTGCCATTGCCGCTTATCGTAAAGCAGGATTCACAGGGCATGTTTATCTAATGCCAGTGGGCGGTGTTGAAAGTGTATATGTACTGAACAATCGCACTGTGGCAGACTTAGCAATGAAGAACGGCTTGCGATATAGTGACAGACTGCAAGTGCCGTTGTTTAAAAATGAGTGGGGTACATAATGATTAAACAATTTTTTAAAAAGATTACAGGTATTCAAGCAATTGAAGACTTGCGAAAAGAAGCGGAAACTGCCGCTGTCGAAGCAGTTAAAGCGGCAGCAATGGCCAAAGCAGAATCAGATGCTGCTATTGCTGCATCGATTGCAGAAACACTTCGTGTAAAAAAAGAAGAGGAGCAAGCGAAACTTAGCCCAAAAGATCGTGCCACTGCCCAAGGGATTCCTTATGTAGCTGTTTTAGATACTCACGTTAATAAAGACAACATTCGAAACGGATTTTTTGAACTCGATTGGAATAGTTTTTTTATTCAAGAGTTAATTAAGGCAGGGTATGGCACCGAATCAAATCCCGAAGAAGAAACAGTAGACAGATGGTTTAGAGATCTCGCTAGAAATATTCTATCCGAAGACGGATATGGAGATAATTCTGCAGGCAGTATAAATGTTATTAATATTAACGATGCAAGAAAATGACTGTAAATTATACTGACATTGTTAAAAAATATGATTTTTCCTCTGTAATTTTTCAAGATGAAATTGATCAAACTTGTAAAATAGTAAAAGAAATAATTGACAGTGGAAATTATTTTGAAAACAGTCCTAAGTATCAAACCAAAGAAAATTTGTTTGCTCGAAAAGAAGCAGTTTGGTTAAAGTATAGAATGAGTTTTATGTTTGCTTGTTTTATGTATTTGGGCAAAGAGGTTAGTATTAAAGGAATAAATTGTTGGAGTTTTATGACCAGTCATGATGCCAATCAAGATCGAGATCAATTGTGGCATCATCATCATTACGACTTGACAACTGCAAAGATATCTGGTATAATGTATTTAAATATCCCCAAAGATATTGATACGTTTGATACTAGTGGCACTGAGTTTAGTATAGGGCATCCAGAAAAAGATCCTACGTTTTTTATTAAACCAGAATATTTTTCTTGGATGATATATCCTAGTAATCTTTGGCACAGGCCTGGACCATGCCCTAGTGTTCAAAATCGGTTTGTTCTTGCAGCAGATATGGAATACCAATGACTTTTATCCTTGTAGATACGGCAAATACATTTTTTCGTGCTAGACACGTGATCAAAGGTGATGCAGATACCAAATTAGGTATGGCCATGCACATTACATTAAACGCTATTAAAAAAGCATGGCAAGATTTTGATGGCGCCCATGTGGTGTTTTGCCTCGAGGGGCGTAGTTGGCGAAAGGATCATTACGCACCGTACAAACGTAATCGTCAAGTTACGCGAGCAGCCATGACCCAGAAAGAGCAAGAAGAAGACAAACTCTTCTGGGAAACATTTGACAAATTTAAAGAATTTATCAGTACTAAGACCAATTGTACTGTGTTGCAACATCCACAATTAGAAGCAGACGATCTAATTGCCGGGTTCATACAATCGCATTCCGATGCCGATCATGTTATTATCTCAACCGATAGCGACTTCGTACAATTGATTGCGCCCAATGTTAAACAGTATAACGGTGTTGCAGAAACCTTGACTACACACACTGGTATTTTTGATAAAAAAGGCCGACTGGTTGTAGATTCCAAGACTAAAGAACCCAAATCTATACCTGACCCGGAATGGTTGCTATTTGAAAAATGCATTCGCGGTGACACTAGTGACAACGTGTTTAGTGCGTATCCTGGGGTGCGTAAAACTAAAATGAAGGAAGCGTTTGAAGATCGTAACAGCAAAGGATTTGCTTGGAACAATCTCATGTTGCAACGTTGGGTAGACCACGAAGGTAAAGAACACAAAGTATTAGACGATTATAATCGCAATGTACAACTTATTGATTTAACTGCACAGCCAGCGGCAATCAAAACTTTAATTAAAGAAACTATAGATGTACAAACAAAAGATCCAAAAAATGTAGACCAGGTAGGAATTAGATTGTTAAAATTTTGTAATCTGTTTGATTTGCAACGTGTTGCAGACAACATTCAGCAGTATGCCCAACCATTTCAAGCAAAATATGTATCAGACAATTCGTCAGTATGACTGTAATCAAGGAATGAAAAACACATGAATATAACAGCAAAACCCATTGTAGATGGTAAATTTTGGATAGTTGAAGAAGACGGTGAAAAAGTAGCCACCCTGCACAAAAAAGAAAACAACAAATTTATGTTGAGTTCTAAAACGGGCGAGGCTATGTTTAATAAAAAAGATGATCTAATAAAAAGATTTGGAAAAGACTTCTTTCAATCTAAAAGCAAAAGTGTAGTATCCAATGCACAAGACAATGACGTACATACATTTCCATCGGCGTCTAAGGCATATAATGCCATGTACGATGTTCAGAGAAAATTACCGCTGTATACCAAAAGTTCTCAAAGCAAAAGTCTATATTGTGCAGGATACTATGCCATTCAGTTTAACAAAGGATGGGTCAAAAGTTTTTGTCCTAAGTTAATCACTGTAGAAAGATACCCTTACAAAGGACCATTTCGAACAGAACTAGAATTAAAACAGGTGTTGAGCAATGTCAAACCCGATTAATACCTATCCTATAACGTCCCTAATACAGCAGATAAAAGCAGCAGATATCAGTCAGCAAAAAGAGATTAGAATAGACATAAAGAATGCAAAATTATTGTCTTATGCGTTGGCGGAGATTCTCAGCAAAGTCAATCAAGACTACGAAACATTGTTGAAAAATCTACAAAAAAGTACAGGCGACACTGTTACTGTACAACTAGACGGAGGTGGGTTTTCTAATCAGTAGTAGATAAATATATACGTAGTTTATGGAGAACTTATGAGCAGACCAAAGCCGCGTATATTATTAGAATATGTCGACAAGAAAAATTACAAGTGCGAGCAAATACTCGACGCTGATGCTATCTGGGCGGTGTTTTATAAAGAAAAACCATTTAACTTAAAAAGTTTTAACAGTTTGGTAAATTATCCTGGCCCAAAATATAAAAAAGTAAGTTTCAGCAACCCCGGACATGCTATTAATTTAGTAAAAAAACTTAATACACAATTTGCATGTAAGGATTTTTCAGTCGTAATGTTGACACAGGGGAAAACATTAAAATGATTTCCCAGGAACTGTACACTAAATTCTTTTTAAAAGAATGGGGTAAAAGTACAGATGATGCCAATTTAAGACTGTATAAACACACTTGGTGGCACAACACGAGAACCAAAAATCAAGGCGGTCTACGCCTTACTGAGAAGGGGTTAGAGTTCTTAATTACAGAACTAAAATTAAGAGATTATGAGATACCCTTTTTAGATAACATTGAATTGAATCCACAGTTAATTATATTTTTGGATAATTTTTTGGACTGTCCTTATTTTTTAGGTCATCAAAGTCTAACTGTGTTTTCGGAAAAAAAATCATTTGAGTTGTATATGTTTTCGGACGACATTCGAAGATACGGGCTAATAAAAGCCCTAAAAAAACAAAAAGAATCAAAAGAAACTTAGCCAAAATAAGTTGACAGGCTCCGTGTTTTGTTATACAATAGCAACACTTAAACAGTTTTTTACAAGGAGCTAGTATGTCAGAAGTATCCACCCGCACAGTAGGACCCAAGGCCGCTAAACGTGCCGTCCAAAAAGCATTTAAACATAATCGTCCTCTGTTCTTGTGGGGGCCTCCAGGTATTGGCAAGAGCGAAATTGTTCATCAAATTGGCAAAACTATCGATGCTCATGTAATTGACATTCGACTGAGTCTGTGGGATCCCACAGACATCAAAGGTATTCCTTACTTTGATTCAACTATCAACAAAATGGTATGGGCTCCGCCATCGGAACTGCCAGATGAACAGATGGCAAGTCAACATAAAAACGTAATTCTTTTTATGGACGAAATGAATTCGGCTGCCCCTGCTGTACAGGCTGCGGCTTATCAATTGGTTCTGAATCGTCGAGTTGGCACTTATAAACTGCCCGATAATGTTCTTATTGTTGCGGCTGGTAATCGTGAAGCAGACAAGGGCGTTACTTATCGTATGCCTGCGCCGTTGGCAAACCGCTTTATTCACTTGGAAATGAAAGTGGATTTTGACGATTGGTTTGAATGGGCTACTGCCAATCGCATTCACAAGGATGTGGCAGGTTTCTTGCAGTTCTCTAAAAAGGATCTCTACGACTTTGATCCCAAAAGCAACAGCAGGTCGTTTGCTACACCACGTAGTTGGACATTTGTATCTGATCTGTTGGCAGACGACGACGGCGACGAAAACACTTTGGCAGATTTGATTTCCGGCGGTGTTGGCGAAGGGCTAGCGATCAAGTTTATGGCGCACCGCAAGGTTTCGGGCAAACTGCCTAATCCTAGTGACATTCTCAAAGGCAAAGTTAAGAAAATGGATACTAAGGAAATCTCCGCTATGTATTCATTAACTGTGTCATTGTGTTATGAACTCAAAGATGCTGCCGACAAAAACGCTAAGGATTGGAACAATCAAGTCAATTGTTTCTTTGAATTCATGATGAATAATTTTGAAACCGAATTAGTTGTTATGGGTACTAAACTTGCATTGACTCAATATCAACTGCCGTTGGATCCAGATGAGATTACTTGCTTTGACGACTTCCATGCCAAATACGGCAAGTACATTAGTCAGGCAACAGAACGCCGCTGATCTAGTTCAAAATCAATTGACAGGACCTTAGGGTCCTGTTATAATATATACATTATACAAAGGAACAATTATGTCCGAATTAGATCCCATTGTCGATAAAATTGTTGTGGCTCGGATTGGTCTACTGCTACGCCATCCGTTCTTTGGTAACATGGCTACTCGTTTGCGAATTGTAGATGGTAGCGAATGGTGTAATACTGCGGCAACTGACGGCAGATCATTATTTTATAGTCGAGAATTTTTTCAAGATCTTACCCCAAAACAAGTAGAATTTGTCATTGCACATGAAATTTTACACAATGTTTTTGATCACATGATGCGTGTAGAAGGTCGTGACCGAAGCATCTGGAATGCCGCCGCTGACTACTGTGTTAATGGACAATTAGTGCGTGATAAAATTGGCGAAGTTCCTCCTAAAATTAAAATTTTCCACGATCCTAGACATTACGGTAAAAGTTGCGAGCAAGTATATGACGAAATTTACGAAGAAGAAGATGAAAAAAGTCTTGCCGCTTTGGGCCAATTGTTAGACGATCACATTGATTGGGAGAAAGACAGCGATGGTACTGATCGACCTCAGCATAGTAAAGAAGAATTACGTAAAATTCGAGACGAGGTTAAAGATGCAGTGATGCAGGCAGCGAGTGCGGCAGGTGCTGGTAATATCCCAGCATCTGTGGCTCGAATGATCAAAGACATGACCGAGTCTAAAATGAATTGGCGGCAAATTATTCGGCAGCAAATTCAAAGCACTATCCGCAATGACTATACATTTGCTCGACCCAGTCGTAAGGGATGGCACGTTGGTGCAATACTGCCAGGCATGAATTATCTCGAAACAATTGACATTGCAATCAGTCTTGATATGAGTGGATCTATTTCAAACGAAATGGCACAAGATTTCCTTGGTGAGATTAAAAACATCATGGAGGAATTTAAAGATTACAAAATTAAATTGTGGACTTTCGATACTCGTGTATACAATGAACAAGACTTCGATGCTCACGGTGGTAGTGACCTTTTAGACTATGATATTCAAGGCGGCGGTGGAACTGAGTTCGACTGTAACTGGAATTATATGAAGGAACACGATATTAATCCTAAAAAGTTTATCATGTTTACTGACGGATATCCGTATGGTTCTTGGGGCGACGAAAACTACTGTGATACTGTATTTGTCATCCATGGCAATGATTCAATTGTCCCGCCATTTGGCACTGTAGCATACTATGACGCAGTTACTGAAGATTGATGCGGATGCGTTTTCAGCAGGCCAGATTGAGAGTAAAATCTGGGCCGCTGAACAATTAGAATCGATTGTTAAAGATCTCGATATCGGTCCGA